GCCATTGCTACCGTAGTCTTGCCCACACCAGGAGGGCCAGAAAGAAGCAAATTAGGTATCTCACCCCTATTTAGAAAATCGCTAAAGGTTTTCTTAATACTCTCTGGAAGAATACATTCATCAATTGTTTGGGGTCTGTATTTTTCAACCCATATAAAGTCACTCATTTTACATTAAAAAATACGAACATTAGTGGCAAGACCAAGTTTCTTTAATACTACTATATGATACCATGTTAAGTCAATTTGACTGGGTTGTAAACCTTGTTTAGCAGAACTTGGAAATGCATGGTGATTATTGTGCCAACCCTCACCAAAGGTTAATATTGCTACCCATTTATTATTACGTGAATTGTCATCAGTATCATATGGTCTTTCTCCCCATGTATGAGTTGCAGAATTTACTAACCATGTCACATGATACACTACAGCTAAACGTAGAAATATACCCCATAACACATAAGACCATCCACCTAAAAGATAAAGTGTAAGACCTAGAGGGATTTGTAGGAGTAGGAACCACTTATCCAACCATCTGAAATAAGGATCTTGTCTCAAGTCTGCTGTATATTTGCGAACATTCTTTTCAGCAGGAACATCAACAAACATCCATCCTATATGACTCCACCAAAATCCTTTGTTCATATCATGTGGATCTGGATCTGTATCAGAATACTTATGATGCTGACGATGTATTCCAGACCAAGTGATAGGCCCATACTCCGCACTTAATGCTCCACATGTAGCAAAGAATCTTGCTAACCATTGTGGAACCTTAAATGATCTATGTGATAATAACCTATGATATCCTAGAGTGACTCCAAGACATGCTGTAACCCAATAGAAAATAAGAAGAGTCGCTACTGCACCCCAACTCCAAAACTGGGGAAGCAATGCAACTCCTGCGAGTATATGTATCACTAACATGAATATAATAGTTGGCCATTTAATCATAAGTCATTCCAATGTCGGATTACCCCCGCAACGATAAAACAATTAGTAATGAGATAAGTAAAAAACAAGAAAGATCGTACAATGACAATAAGATTGTCATACCTCTTGGTCTTCTCATCAGAGAAAGAACCCAATGCATACTTCCATACTCTCCACAATTTAAGCATTAATAATAGATTTTAATTTAGTAAATATATCTTCATATACTTCTACTATATCACCTTCTCCTTTCCTAAACAAGTCTTTATCAAAACTTTTACCTTCTCTCCAAAGCCGCATTCCATCAGGTGATAGTTCATCAGCAAGGAGTAAATTTTGTTTAGAATCATAACCAAACTCCAGTTTAAAATCAACAAGTGTAAGACCTATCTCACGAAAGATCTTTCCCATAATACCATTAACTTCTCTAGCAGTCTGTTCCATATCTCTTAACGGATAATCACCCATCAATCTGATACGATCTTCTGTAAGTAATGGATCATCTTTCTCATCATCCTTAAGATAATACTCAACTAAAGGCCAACCAAATTCGGTGCCTTCTTTAATAGTTGTCTGTCTTACAATAGAACCAGTAGCAACGTTTCTTACAACAACTTCTATTGGAATAATATCAACCTTCTTACAAGTCATTATCCTTTCAGGAATTGAATTGAGATAATGAGTAGATATTCCATACTTTTCCAAATACTGAAAAAGTAGAGAAGAAATTTCCATACAAACTTTTCCCTTTCCTTGAGGGAAATCCACCTTTCTACCATTACCAGCAGTAACCTTATCCTCATATTGTATGAGAACTTCATCAGGTTCAGAGGTGGTAAAGACAGTCTTTACCTTTCCTATTGTAATTTCAGTTTTAGTCATACCCAATTTGGTTTTCTGGATGGGTCACGAAGATAATTAGATGTAACCCAAGGTTTGCTGCTAATGTAATTCTTGTAAGCAGTAAAAGTGTCAATGCTTGTGTCATGTTTATACTCATCGGGCATTGCTCGTGTAAATGATTCTGGTAATGTTGGAGGTCGAAGAGGAATAATACTACCTGCTTCTAATATAGTTTTTTCACAACTATGAACTTTACCATATCGATGTGTATACTCTTGGCATAAAGCCATACCATGAGAAACTAACCACCATGTGTTTATGATAGATTCGTTTGCCCATACTGTGCAAGGGTGATTACGAAAAGCACCCTTGTCAGTGCTGTATTTACTACCATCTTTTTTATGCAACTCACCATAACCATGACCCCATTTATCAGAACAAACAATAGAAAGCATTTGACATGTTTCTAATGGCATCTTGACAACATGCTTATCTGGTAAGCATTGAGCAGACAAGATTGGTGATGGATCAGTTACAAAGATGTTCATTCAAATGTTGAATCAGGCTCTAGAGCTATATAATATCTTAAGTTATAATTTTGACAAGTAAATCGTGATAAAAGTTTTTGTGATAAAACCACATTATATGTGCCTGGAATAATCTTAATATTCTCAACCTTAAAATTAAATGAGAATATAGATTCAGTTTCTCCTACAATAATAGAGAAACTACTAGAAGTATCATTCTTCTTATCACGAACTACCATCTTAACTACACCTGCTTCACCAACTACAGCTAAATCTGGAAGTTGATATATTGCTGCTGCTTTTAATAACTTATCTAATTGTTGTGTGCTTAATTCAAAAGATACATCTTCACTAGGAAGAGTAATCGCTTTCTCAGGTGGAGTAACAATAACTTTAGGATCTGCAAAGAAATATTTTGTTCTCATTTTATTCTCTTTGATGACCATGTATTGATCATTATCGAAATCCAACTCAGGTCTTTGATGAAGACTTAGACCATTAAGGAACTGCCCTAGATCGTATATACCGAAATCTTTTGGAAGATCCTCATCAATAGTTGCTTCAGCAAGAATATTCTTCATTACAGAAATAGTCTTTAATGAACTACCCTGTTTAAAAAGAATAGACTGATTAATTGTTGAAAAGTTTTTTAGTAACGTGAGAGTTTTATCTGATAGTTTCATAATTAAGGCATGTTGTGATCAATATTCCCGCTAGTCATAGAAGGCTTACCATAATGTTCATCAAAGTGTAATAAAAGCATAGCATAATGGATAACTTTTAGCAAGTCTTTTTTATTCTTTCCATCCTTACTTCCATAGCGACTACCATACTTAAGTATATTAGCTTGACAGAAATCAGAAGCAAGATCTCTAGATGCCATCAAGTCTATTGTTTGAACATTACGGTACTCATGTTTAGTGCCTGTGTAATGACCATTATAAGTGCGTGTTACATACTCTTCTACATCTTTAAGTATCTCCTCTTCATGATACTTGTTCCTACTGTCTGACATTTTTGTAAGTTCCTCCTTTGTTTGACCCTCGATATTTAGCGTTAATGAATCTGCAAAATGATGACTTGCTTGATCATCATTATCTGATAGGTAAGATTGTGGATAAGGAGTTCCATTAACTACAGCCTCTGCCATCATATGATCAAAAGCATCTGCAAATGGATTCTCCGCATCGGGATCATTTCGTTTGTAATCATAGTAGTAAGGAGAATGTTTTTGACCATATTCATTAGTCTCTCCTTCTACAGTCATACTCATGTCTTCTCTTTTTCCTTTATTCATAATTGGGTAATCCTCATCAAATGTTCCATCTAAAATAGATGCTGCTAAAGCCCATGCATTAGTCATTGTAGGCACTCTCTTCTGCTTTGTCAAATTCAAACTCAGCATCTACCTTGTCATACAATTCAAGGAATGATTGCTTAGTCTCATCATCAAATCTGTTTACACAAACTTGAATAGACTTTTGCTTATTCTTAAAGATACTGTAAGCACGAAGTATATGAACCAAACGACGAGTGCTTATAATCTCTTCAATACCACCATCATAGAATGTCTTACGGATGATGTCACCCCAATCTACAAGTCTCTTACAGAAGTTATCATCATCAACACCAAGACTAGAAGCAACTCTACCCAGAATCTTAGTTTCTATTGCTGGTGAGGGATAGTCTTGTTCAAAGGTAACTGGGAATCTTTCAAGAAAGGCTTCGTTGAGCACGTTAGTTCCAATAAATCTTCCATCGTCTGAACCTTTACCCTTAGTATTTGCGGTTGCGATGACGTTGAATCCTCTAGATGGTTTAATGAATTTTCCAATCTTCTTAAGGAAAACACCATTTCCCTCAAGGATGCTCTGAAGGCAGAGAATCTTGTTAGAGGCAAGGTCGATTTCGTCAAGGAGCAAGACAGCTCCTCGTTCGAGTGCTTCAATGACTGGGCCATTGTGCCATACGGTTTCACCATTAACAAGACGGAAACCGCCAATAAGATCATCTTCATCAGTTTCGATTGTAATGTTTACACGAATCAGTTCTCTACCAAGAGTAGCACATGCTTGCTCTACAGAAAATGTTTTACCGTTACCAGATAACCCAGTAATGAATGCTGGATAAAATAATTTAGATTTAATTATATTCTTAACATCAGCAAATGATCCAAAAGGAACAAATATATCATCTCTATCAGGAACTAAGTTTCTTTGTTTTACTGGTTCCACTGATGGAGCACTGTAAGAGTTTTCTATTTTATCTACAACCTTTTGAGTAACTTCAAGATTCCACTTACCTTTACCAACTTTATACTGTTTAATCTTTTTAGTTACTGTAGAATAACCAATGTCATTCATGGCACAAAAAGCACGAACATCGGCAGCAGTAAATTCTTTACCAAAGTTCTTTTTCAAACCATCAAAAACTTGATCCTCTGTCATTTTTAGTTCAAACATAATGTGATTCGTTTCAATGACCTTATTATAGACCATTGAAGGGGCTTTAAAACCCCTTGTCAGTTAATGTTGATATTTCTTAACACTTTCCTCCCACTCCTTCATACTGCTCTGACAGTTAGGTGGTTCAGGATCCTTATATCCCTTCATCTT